GATGATCCAGATCAACCATATATAAAAATTGCAGATAGAACTGATGAGGATAAACTAATGTTGAAACAATTTGTTAAAGGAGTAAAATAAATGGCTTGGATTAATAAAACCATAACATATAAAGTTCCTAATCAACGCCATAGTATGGATGACTCAGAAGGTAAAACATCCACAGATGTATACCATGGGCCTAGTAAATTAATTCTATGGTTATGTAAAACAGATAAGACAGAAGGTGAAGATTATGGTAAAAATGATATTATGCATGTTTGGGATGCAGATGATATGACTGAACGGCCAATGCCGCTTGATTGTTATCAAGTTGAATTAGATGCTACTGAAAGTGATGAAATGGCATTACGTGCTGGGATGTTAGCGCCTAAAGGTGGACATGAAGACCATGAAGCACAACGTCATGGTGATGTATGCGCCGGACTTTGTTTTAAGAAACCTAAACTTTATGAAGTTGAATGTGGACCTGTCGATCAAGACAATAAAATTATACCTGATCCTTCACATATTATGGAAGTTTATGCTAAACAGGATATAGCAATTAATGCATATAATCCAGCTACTGGTACATGGAAACCTTTAAAATATAGAACTGGGACAACAGAAGATCGTACTGATGATAGTATTAGAACAATTAGAAATGGACATTTAAGTGGTTCTGATAATATGTTTAATGAGGATATGCCAGCGGAAATGAAACAAGAGTGGTTAGATTGGCGACAGAAATTGCGAGATTTACCTGCTGATTGGGCAGACGTACCAAATGAATTTATTGTTTTTCCAAGAGAACCCGGAACAATAGAGAATAGATATTCTGAGGATTCAGATAAAGATGATGTTGTTTGGATTAAAGATAGATCAGATGCTGATGCAGATGCACTGAAACAAATAGAAAACATTGCAAACGTAGGATAACTTAATGGTAGATTTAACTGATCTTTTAGCTTGGCAAGCACCACCAGAATTACCTTCAGCTGGAGAAAAAACATTTCATATTTTCAATGATTGTTGGTGGACAGTATCTAATGGTGGTTGTTGTTTAGAATGGACAGTACCGACTGGTACAAAAAATATTAAATTTGAATTAGTAGGTGGTGGAGGACCTGGTGGCTCATCAGGTGGAGACCATGATGGTGGTATCGGTGGACAAGGTGGGGCTTATGCAGTTAAAACTCTCAGTACTACACCTGGTGGTGGTGGATGGGTACAACCTCCCGATGTTATTGTTTCTGGTGGTGGTGGTTCAAGTTTTGCAGCTACTGTAGCAGTTTCACAAGGAAAATTAACAGATTTTACTATTACGAATGGTGGAACTGGATATACTTCAATACCAGAAGTTTGTTTTCGTGGTAGTACGAATCACGGTGTTACAAACGGAAACAGTAATTCTTTTCAACATGGCCAAAGCGGAAGAGTCACAGGAACCATAGAAGGTGGTGTAATAACAGCCATGTCAATGACGCCAGATTTTTGTTCAACTGCAGGAAGTGAATCTGTTTATCTTTTGTGTGCAGGAGGAACGTCTTGTTGTAGTTGTTGTTGTAGTTGTAACAAAAATTGTAAACATGGATGTACTTCATATGCAACAGGAGATGGATTACAGAATTTTTGTGCTGTTGGAGGAGAAGGCGGAGAAACAAATTGGGATGTATTTTCTAACTGTTATAATTGTCATACTAATAGTGCACAATGCTCTCTTGGAAATTATAATGCTGGTTGGGTTTCTTATCAATGTGCTGCAGATCAATTTTGGGGAGCAGATTACGGCTTCAGTGGTTCACCGGGTGGATGGTTTAAAGCGTATGATTGTTGTCAATATTCGTTTTCATATGCTGGTTCACCACGAGGACCATTTTCTAGTGGAGGTTTAGATGCCATGATGAACTCTTTTTGTTCTGGTGGAATATCTTGTTGTATGGCACATAGTTCATTTCCGGGCGGAGGTGGAGGAGGTCGTTCAGTTGGAGCTGGCACAGGTTGTGTAGCCGTTTGGGGTAATGGTGGATTAATTAAGGTAACATATCAATGAGTAAATATATTAAAGGAGAGAAATCATGGCAGTAGTCAGTTTTAAAACACTCATGGGCGCAACGGCGGCTACACCAGTAGTAAAAGAATTTACTATTTTTAATAGAAATCACTGGACAGTTACGAATGGTGGCTGTTGTTTACAATGGACAGTACCATCTGGTGTACAGATGGTTAAGTTTGAAATTTTAAGTGGTGGTGGGCCAGGTGGTTCATCTGGTGGTGACCATGATGTTCCTATGGGCGGACAAGGTGGTAATTATGCAATGATACAACTTTTTGCTTCAGATAGTGAATTTACAGCAGGTTCTTCACAATATACTTTGTGTGCAGCAGGAACTTCAAATTGTTCATGTTGTTGTCATTGTTGTTCAGCTTGTAGAGATGGTTGTACATCATATGTTACGGGAGATGGTTTAACAAATTTTTGTGCAGTAGGTGGTCGTGGTGGATCAAACAGCTGGGATAAAATGTCTAATTGTTATAATTGTGGATTAGCTACTCAATGTAATCTAGGTACTTATAATGAAAATTGGATAACAAACGCAACTAATCCTGGTTTTTGTGGTATACCAGAAACACCAACAGAAAAGAGTATGGGATATACGGGAACTACAGGACACTCATATCATGGTTACAGTTGTTGTTCTCATGTTTTTACAACAGCTGGTGGACCCACAGGCCCATTTGCAGTTAGTTATACTGGTCAAGGTTCTAGTTGGTGTACGGGTAATTATAGTTGTTGTTCTTCACATTCAATGTTTCCAGGTGGAGCCGGAGTAGGAGTAGGACATGCAACATCAAGTGCTTGTTGGGGTCATTGGGGAGCAGGTGGATTAGTAAAAGTAACTTATCAATAAAAAGGATGAAAAATAATGGCGATATATAAAACATTACTTACATATAGAATACCTGATGAACGTCATGGGCAGGCTGATGTGTTGGGCAAAACTAGTACTATACAATATGAAGGTCCAGAAAAATTAATTTTATGGTTAACTAAAGATGAAAATAATTGCTTTGAAAAAGCTAATCGTTTAGAAGATGTATGGGATGCAGATGATATGACTGAACGACCAATACCCGGACATTGCTATCAAGTTGAATTAGATGCTAAAGCAGGTGATAAGGAATGTATTATAGCGGGATTAATTGGACCTAGTACGGAGGATTCTAATCCATTCGGTTATTTGAAACGCTATGAAATAAAGGTTGGTCCTGATGATATGCCTAATTCATTTGTAACTGATCCAACTTCACCATTTGAAGTTTATTCAAAAGCAGATTTGAATGAGGACTTGTATGATCCCGATACAAAACAGTTTAAGAATTTAGTTTATAAAGAAGCGTGTGATGAAGTAACAGATGATAAAGTAAGATTAAGAAGAAATAATATTTTAGAAGCTACTGACCATAAAGTTGCAGCTGATGATGTTCCTGCTGATATTAGGAAAGGCTGGGAAGAATACAGACAAAAATTACGAGACTATCCAGCAACATGGAAGGATGTACCTAATGAATTAATTCCATGGATTAAGTCACCTGAAGAAGATCATCCACACAAAGGTCATCCTCCGTATTCTATAAAAACAGATCCTACGATTGTTAGTATTGAAGATAGAACTCCTGAAGATAAAAAAGCAATAGAACAAATGTGGCCGATTGCTGGAGTTGATGAAAACGCTCCATAAGGTCTTATAAATAATTATGTAATTATTATTAATAGTTTTCTTGAGGTGAAAAATTATGAGTGGTCGTTCAAAAGCATTTTTTATTAATGGTGGAGCAGGTCGTGTTCTTTGTTCTATCCCCGCATTAGAAAGATACGCAGAAGATTCAGGTGATAAAGATTTTGTTATAGTATGTGAAAGTGGAATGGATTTTTATCGTGGTCATCCTACCTTACATAAACACGCTTTTGAAGTTTGGCATAAAGGCCTTTTTGAAAGTCATCTAAAAGATAAAGATATTGTTACACCAGAGCCATATAGAGTCAACGAATACTTCAATCAAAAATGTAGTTTAGCACAAGGTTTTGATATTCTTATTAATGAATTGAATGAACCTCGTGTCCTTCCCCATCCTGAAATTAATTTAAATAAAGAAGAATTAGTTAAAGGGTTTCAAACAATCCAAGAAATTAAATCTGGAACTAAAAAAGATAAAATTTTAGTTATCCAACCTTTTGGTCGATCTGTTCAACAGGTGGGTCCTGCTGTATATGATGCAACTTCACGATCTATAGAATCAGCAAATGTTGTTGAGATTGTTCAACAATTAAGAAAAGAATATGGGATTCTGGTGATGTCACAAGTACCAATAGATATACCAGAAGATAAAGATCATACAATTGCTGTACCTAAAGAACCTAATTTAAGATTGTGGGCGGCAATGATATATAATGCAGATCATTTTCTTGGATGTGATTCTGTAGGACAACATATTGCTAAGGCACTTAATAAAACAGCAACTGTTATTATTGGGTCAACTTATCCAATAAATATTTCTTATCCAGATGATAAAGATTTCGATATTATAGACATTGGTAAAGACAAACGGGTATATTCACCTATTCGTCTTACTATGGATGATGAGAAGGATCGTGCTAATAATGATTCTATTGTTATGGATGAAAAGGAAATAAAACTTGTTGTAGATACAGTAAAGAAACGGATGGGTAAAGGATCTAAATTTGAAGGTAAAGTTGAACCTCATGTACATACTAATAAATGTAGCCATAATGACCATTCTACTTATACTAAACCAGCTCCTGTTAATATACCAGAAGGTATGAAATTGAAGGAGGATAATGGATGAGTCAATGGATTGCGGGTATTTCAAGAGGACATAATGCTAGTATATGTTTATTAAAAGATGGTGAAATAGTTTTTGCTGTAGAAGAAGAAAGATTAAGTAGACAAAAATATGACGGCGGTCCACATGCTTGTATGGTTAAAATTCTAGAGTATACTGATAAACTAGATTATTTAATTATAGCACATACACAACCAGATGAAAGTCACGTTGAATTTTCCGGTGGTGATGTATATAGTGGACTTGCAAGAAAGTTACGTCTTATAGACGATATGAATAAACAAGTCTGGCATATGGATAGATGGCATCATAAGATGCATGCCGCTTGTGCTTTTTATCGTTCTGGTTTTGAATCTGCAGTTGCATTAGTTGTAGATGGTGCTGGCACATATATTCCTATGGAAATAAATGGCGAGCAAGAGATGACATGGGAACTTGAATCAATTATAGATTGTTCTTATCCTGCAAAATTTAAAACACACTATAAACATCTCGGTGGTAGGGGACCTTGGAATGGTACCATACAACCTGAGTTTCCTGCTGAAAGAGAAAATGAAAAAGGTACTCTTGAACTTTGTCTGGATGATTCTGCTGGTATTGTAAAAGCATATGAGGCAGTAACACGGTACTGTGGATGGAATCCCATTGAAGCAGGTAAGACAATGGGACTGTTTCCATACGGAGAACCTTGTGATAAATTTCCAGAGATTTATAGTGATGGTGGTGGGGGAAGATGGAAAACAGCAGATCGTAATTTAATTACTCCAACATATCCAAACGGTGCAGTTGTAAATGAGGGAAGGTGGGAATATTTAAATGATCCTGATCCAGTAGAAGCTACCCATGATGTTACTAGATTACAAAATCGTAGAAATATGGCTTATGCTGTACAAACAGAATCTCAACAAATGGTTCTTGATTTAATTCGCAAGTCAGTTGAAATGAGTGGTAATAAAAATGTTGTATTGTCTGGTGGTTATGGATTAAATTGTGTTGCCAATTATTGGTATCTTGGACAATTAAAAGATGAAGATATTAATTTATATGTTGAACCTATTTCAAATGATGCGGGCACTTCTATAGGTGCAGCGTTATTTGCTCATCACATGATTACTAAAGATGAAAAGGTTAAAGAATATGCTGATAGTTTATTCTTAGGTCCGAAGTATAAATATACAGATGAGGAAGTAGAAAACATAGCTAAAAAATATAATGGAACTACAAAAAAAATATATAGTGAAGATGCAGTTAAATTAATATTGAAAGGAAATATTGTTACACTCTTTCAGGGTAGTTGTGAGAATGGTCCAAGAGCATTAGGAAACCGTTCAGTTCTTTTTGATCCTCGTACAGAGGATGGTAAGGCTTATGTTAATAGTGTAAAACGTAGAGAATATTTTAGACCATTCGCAGGGACTATATTACATGAATATGCAGATGAATGGTTTGATATGAGGGGTTTAAAAGAATCTCCTCATATGATGTATGCGATGTATTGTAATAAAGGGTATCAAGAGAAAATTCCTGCTATTGTTCATGTAGATGGTACGTGCCGTATTCAAACTTTGAAAAAGGAACAAAATCCTGTATTTTATGAAATGATAGAGGAGTTTAATACACAAACAGGAATTCCTATATTATTTAATACTTCCTTTAATTTAGGTGGTGAGCCATTAGTTGAATCCTTAGATGATGCTGTTAAAGCATTAGATACCAGTAGATTAGAATACTTATATTGCCCTGAAAATGACTTATTAATTGAAGTATTGAATGAAAAAGAGTAAAAGAGAGCATTATAGTATTATAAATATTGGTATAAATATTTAAAGGAAACAGGATGGCTACTATTACAAATTACAATATAGATCAGGGATCTGACTGGAGCACGATAGTTACTGCTAAGGATTCATCAGGGGCTGTAATTGATTTATCCAATCATACTATTACCTCCCATATAAGAAAGAATTATACTTCCACCGCCTCAACTGCTATTTCCGCTGATGCATTAGTTCCGCCGGAAGGAACACTTATTTTGAATTTGACATCTGCTGTTTCGGCTGCGATGAAATCTGGTTATTATTATTATGATGTTGAAGTAACTACCGGTAGTATAGTTACACGAATCCTAGAAGGTAAAATACATTTACGACCAGAAGTGACTAAAGTCTCAGAATAGGGGAATAATAGATGACACAGTATATAGGTAATGAACCATTTTTTGGTTTTATAAAAGCAGAAGAACATATATCAGTAGGAGGAACACAATATACTTTGGGTAGAGTAGCACCAAGCACAGCTTCTATAGAAGTTGTTGTTAATGGCGTTGTAAAACGACCAAGTGAATATACTCTCACCGGAAAAACTTTAACCCTCGCTGGTGTCCCTGTTGATGATGTTGTTATGGTTAGGTTCTTAACTACAACCGGAACACATTCAACTTATACACAAACATCACTTGCTGATGATATTGTAACAAGTAGCAAAATTCTTGATGGTGCTGTTACTAACGATCATATCGTATCAGTAGATGCTTCAAAGTTAACTGGTGGTTTTGGTGGATCTTTTCATCAAGATACATTTACGGGTGATGGTACTACATTCGAATATACATTAACTCAAGACGTTGTTGTTGTCAACAATTCAGCTCCATCAATCATAGTAACAGTTAGTGGTATTCATCAGTTTTCTCCAGATCATTATACGTTATCAGGAACTGGTAACAGAATAATGACTTTTAATACTGCACCCGCTGATACAATACTTATTACTGTACAATATTTAGGTCTTGTAACAGATATTGGTGTTCCTTCTGGTGGTACACTAACACCATCAATGTTTTCTCCCGGTACGATCCCTGTTAAAAACAGCACAAACCCTACCGCTACTTCAGCTGAAACTAATGGTTATCCTATCGGTACAGAATGGATTAATACTACTGATGGTAATATTTTTATTTTAACTGATGCAACGGTAGGAGCTAATGTTTGGTTAGGTATGTCTCAGCGTTTTGATACATTAGGATCAATGGTTGGTGGACAGCGCGGGGCGGTTATTACTTGTGATGCAAATGGAAATTGGGTTGTATTGGCGCCGGGCAGTGCGGGACAGAAATTAACCTCTGGTGGTTTTAATAAAGATGCGTCGTGGGTTGGAGGTTTCGCGGATACACTAAATAATAAAACAATAACATATTCAGTAACTGTTGATTCTAATAAGTATGCAATAGATACAGTATCACAAGATTCTATAACTTTGTATGAAGGAAATACTTATAAGTTTGATACAGCTAATGGTTCTAATGCAGGACATACACTTAAATTTGCAACTGCTGCAGATGCCGCTGGTAGTACAGAATATACAACTGGTGTAACAGAGGTTGGAACACCGGGTTCTGCTGGTGCATATACACAAATAGTTGTAGCTGCAGGAGCACCAGATTTATATTACTATTGTTCTAATCATGTAGCAATGGGTGGTACTGCAAGTACGACATCAAATATTCTAGTTGATTCTAATAATGATTATATAGTTGATACATCAAGTATTGCTAAAACTGTTCAACTACCTGCATCACCTTCTGCGGGAGATGTTATTAAATTTATAGATAAGACAGGATCTTGGGATACTAATAAATTTACAATTAATAGAAATGGTAAAAACATAAATAGACAAGCTTATGATTTAGTTTTAGAAAGTGGATCAATGATTGAGTTAGTATATGCGTCTGCAACTGATGGATGGGTACAGACCGATACTGATGGGGCTGATTGGAAACATCTTGTATTTGCTGACGGAGTAGTTACTACTACATATGCGGCTTCAGCATATGATTCTGGTGATAGAACAAGCGATATTACTGCAACAGAGTCTAGTTCACAAGTTTTCAATGGAGAACCACCAAATAATCTAGTTGATGGTGGTTTGTCTGCTAATAGTACTGATGGAGTAATGGGACAAGGTGCGAATGCCATAGCTGGAAAATGGGTAAATTTTGAATGGGAAACCAAACAAATTATTACAGAAATGACATTCTGGAATAATGAAACGGATACCGTGGTTATGGGTACATGGCAATGGCAGGGTTCAAACGATGGAACTAATTATACAAATATAGGTGCAGAATGGGATTGGAACAATACTTCTTATACTTCTGATAGTGGTAACTATAAAAAAGTATATACTGAATTGTCTGCCAATACTACAGGTTATAAGCATTATAGGATGTTAGGTGTTAGTGGAACCGTTACTAATACTAGTTGGTGGTTAGAATTATATTTTAAAACCCAAAACGGCACCGACTCTGCACCAACTTACGATGCTATTACTAATACTTCATATATGATTGATACGACAGCTGGTGCTTTTACAGTAAAACTACCAGCTAATCCAGCAATAAATGATTATGTTGATTTTACAGATCAAGCAACTAAATTTGCTACTAATAAACTTACTGTTGGAAGAAATGGAAAAAATATACAGACACTAGCTGAAGATTTAGAAATAAATGTTGCTAATACGTCTACCCGATTAACTTATACTGGAACCACGAATGGTTGGGTTTTATCTTAAAGGAGAAAATATAAATGAGTAATTTAAGTCAATTTCTTGGTGGGAGCTCGGGTTCTTCTGGTGGTGGTGGAGGAGGAGGCGACCATTATAGTAGTGATCCGTATGAACGAGCCGCTTGGTGTATCTTTAGTGCAAATCATACAACTTATAGAGGATATTATATTTACAATCATTATAATAGACCTATTACAACTTTTACTAATAACAACAATGATGGTTTTACTGGTTATGGTGGTACTGAGGTAAGTGAAGGTATGAACACTTTCATTAATTGTGGAAGTCATTCTGGTTCAAGTAGTGCTTCACATGGTAGTAATTCTGTTAGTGGTGGTACTGGTGATATAGGATCTATATCCCCTAATGGAACTAGTGGTTATATGGGTACACATGCTCTAGATCATCCTTATCATGTAATGTCAGCAAATGCCAATAGTTGTTGTTGGGTAGGAAATACTGATCCACAACGAAGAATGTTTAGAAGGGCTCAAAATGTTTGGGCAGGTGGACGTTCTCCTATGGAAGGATCAACATATAGTGTAAGTGCTAATGCATCTTCTTATCGAAATACTGCGAAAGATAGTAAACAGGGTTGGTATTTTGGTACAAGTTGTTCTCCAACAAACCGATTTGGTTGGAATACTAGTACTAATGATTCCCGAGGCAGTATGGGATATAATCAACGAACAAAGGTAATGGTTTTTGTTGATCGAAAAAATGATAGTACTAACAGATGGCATTGGTATAAAGATGTTCCACCTCCTAATCCAGAAGTTGATTGGAATTGGTGGAGAGAAAATGTAAAAGAATCAAATCACCGATGGACAGATGTACCTTATCAAATATACGATGGTGAAGATAGAGTGCGGAAGGTTATAACCGTATGTGATACTGGAGAAGTTTATGCATGTTATATGAGGCCTCATCAAGGGCAATATATTCAAGCAATTAATTTTACAAATGAAACTTATGGACAAAATACTGATTGTGGATATACCTTCAGAAAAGAATTAGATGCCCAAGGAAATAGAAATACTACGGATGTTAATTCGATAAAGAGTAGTATGAATAGTACTACAACATATGGTATTCCTAGTAATGAATGGCATGGTCTGCAATTTCAAATAACAAATGATGGCAGATATGTTATGACCATGAGTCCATATTATTATTATGGATCAGGAATGAAAATGTATGTTATTGATAGTGTAACTGGTGAATATCGTAGAGGTTGGAATAATTCTACAGGTTATTCAATGTGTGTTGCACCATTTGGTGCCAATGATATTACTTTTAATTACAATCATAATTCCGATTCTATTACTACTCGGGTATCGGCGGGAAGAATGAGTTTTGAAGAAAATTTTCATTCATATAAACTTGATAATTATAATCAAGGGGGAAATGGTATAGCATATGGTCCATCTGATGGTGGAACTTTAATAGGTAATTTTGGTTATCATAATGGTATGTTTGATATAACTCAACATACAACTCAATATCCACGACTTTATCAGGTAATTCCGGGTGCATTAACAATCGCGGAGGTTGAAGCCTACAGAGGTCCTGCCATTAATGATTGGTCAAAACCACAAAATTCAGGCTTCGAATATAGTGATCCAACGACATGGAATGCTGTTAACCCACCTGAATCTGGATGGTAAAATTATATAACAAAGGAGTATACAATAATGGCGATAATTAAAGTTACATTTGATGAAGGAGGGCTTGAGTACGCGGATGATCCAAACGGAAAGTTTGAAATTGATGACACTCTACCACATCCTCACCGTTGGCAAGTTAAAGAAGGTGTATTAGTTGATATTTTTGAGGGTCTGTCTAATGATGCTATTCTAGCTAAGATAAAAGCAGATGCTGATGCAGAAATAGCAGGAAAATTGGCAGAGCAGAAAGATTTCATGAAGAAAATGGTAAAGGCTGATACAGGTAGATTAATTGCTGCTACGGATTGGAAATTAGATAGAGCACGAGATACAGGTGCTGATAATACAGATATACTAGCAGAACGTCAAGCACTTAGAGATAAATCAAATGTTGTGGAAGATGCTATAGATGTTTGTAAAGATGAAATGGATATACAAAACTTTCGATATGAAAGTGAAACATTAGAAATTAAAGAACCCTAAATTATAAAGGAGATTGATTATGAATGAAGTAGTAACTACACCAGAAGAAAAAGTAGATTATGCACAAACTATTATTAATATTCTTCAAACAAGATTGAATGAGCAAATAGCCCAAAATATTCAGTTGGAAGCAAAATTAATTAGATTAACTGAGAATGCTAAAACTAAAGTAGTAGAACCAGACTCAGGAGATAAGGGAGATAGTTAATGGCATTAAATCAAGTAGATATAAGTATGATGGAAGATATTCCCGCACCAGGCCCTGCAGGAAAAATTATAATATCTGATGGAACAGGTTGGACAAGTGGCGAAAATGCACCAGTTGGATCAATCACAAAACAAGCGACCAATCCAACCCATCTTGATCCAGCGACACCTAGTGTTGGTGATATGATATTAAATAACATTACAGGAGAATTGTGGTGTTGTACTACGGTTGCAGCTAATGATAATGTCTGGAAAGCTACAGGTGATGGTACAGGAACAATTGCATCAAACTTACCGCCAACTAATCCAACTGATGATATGCCTGATTTATCAGAAAGTAGTACTACTACTCATACCTTTACTGGTGGTACTGATTCTGATGGAACAGTAACTCATTACCATGTTGATAATATATCTAATAGTTCATTATTAGCAGTTACTGCAGCAGAAGTTGCAGCTGGGTCAGCACATGAATTTGTTACTCAATCAGTTACTGCACTCACAGCAGTAACTTTTAGAGTAAGAACAAAAGATAATGCAGGTGCTTATAGTTCTGGCATAACTGTTTCTATAAACATAAACGATATGTATTCAGCTCATTTTCTTGTTGTTGCTGGTGGAGGATCATGTGGAGTAGGTGGGGCTGGACATGGAATGTGTGGTGGAGGAGGAGCAGGAGGTTTGCGTACTTCTTACGGCACACAGTCTGGTCGTCTTTCTACACCAGAAGCACAACTTGATTTAGTACCGGGGACTACTTATACAATAACCGTTGGTGCTGGTGTTGGTGGTGATTCATGGCATTATCATAATAGTGAAGATACGTCTATAGTTGGTGGTAGTGTAAATAAAGTTGCTGATGGAGGAGGCTGGGGACAGGGTGCTTCAGGAGCAAATGTGTATGGCCCAAATAATGAAAACCCATTTACTTTAACTTCAGGTGGTAATGGTGGTTGCGGCGGGGCAGGGTATATAACTGCTGGCCAAGGTACTGCAGGACAAGGGTTTGATGGAGAAGTAGATAACAGCTGGACCTTCGGCGGGGGCGGAGGTACAGGTCAAGTAGGTGGAACTACTAATACATATGGTGGTAATGGAGTACAAGTTGATATTGATGGTAATAATTATTATTGGGGCGGGGGCGGAGGAGGTTCTGGTCATGGCTCCACAGCTGGAAATGGAGGACTCGGAGGGGGAGGCGGCGGATCATCTTACGCTGGTTATACTTTTGGACAGGGTGGCGGCAGTGCTTTAAATTCGGGAGCTAACGGAGTCGCAGCTGTAAATGGACCGGGTGGTAATGGTGGCGCAAATACAGGTGGAGGCAGCGGAGGCGGTTCTGATTCTGCTGCAACAAGTTCAATAAGTGGTTCTGGTATTGTAATGTTAAGAATGGCTACAACTAATTTTAATAGTGGTGGTGTTACAGGCGGAACATCTGCTACTATAGGTGGCACAGATACACTAATCACATTTTTAGGTGATGGAACATACGTTGCATAGGAGAAATTAATGGCACATTTTGCAAAATTAGATAGAAGTAATAAAGTTATAAAAGTTCATGTTGTGGATAATTCTGTTATCACCGATGAAAATGGTGATGAACAAGAACAACTTGGTATTGATTATTTAACTAAATTACATGGTCATAGTTGGTGGAAACAAACATCTTATAATAGTAATTTTAGAAAAAATTATGCTAATAGAGATTATCAATATGACGGTTCAAAAGATGCTTTCATTCCTCCAAAACCGTTTCCAAGTTTTGTATTGAATGAAACCACCATGAGATATGATCCACCCGTTGAATATCCTAAAGATGAAGATACAAGTTTACCTTCAAAATATATTTGGGATGAAGATACTATAAGTTGG